TTCTTGCGTGGCTCTCTTAACCAGTTTGTCAATGCCGATGCTTGCTGGTTGCAACCTGGCGAGTGGGAGCAGTGCCTCTCTGATATTCCAGGGCCTGAAGGTGGCTGGATAGCTGTGGACACAAGTATTGATGGCTCTCGCTATTCGGCTGTTCGCGCTGCTGTAGATGATGTAGGAGTTGCTCATATCACGGTTGAGTTTGTAGTTGGCTCTCTGCCCGAGATGCAACAGGCCCTGCTGAAGGCTTGTGAAAATCCGTCAATCATGTTGGCTGTTACGCCACCATTAGAAAACCATGTGCCCCTGTCTTTGGAGAGGCGTAAAAAGGTAGTGGGCTATGGCGAACTTATGCGTTACACATCACTAGTCAAGGGCATGATAAACGATGGCAGACTTGTGCACCAGGGCCAACAAAACCTTGCTGAACAAATGAACAGGGCAGTAGCAGTCACCCAGCAGAACTCACTCGTGATTAGCAGTAAGCGTTCACCTGGCCCTGTCGAGCTGGCACGCCTCACCATTTTTGCAGCTGCTTTAGCGTCCCGACCAAAACAAGGTGGTAAGCCAATGCTGGTAGTGGTAAATCGCTAAGATGACATTTGGTGCTGTCCTGGGCTTTCTGTCGGGAATTGCCTGGGGCAGTGCCACCCCCCACTAAGAAAATGTGAGATAATCCGAACATGGCGCTATTCAACCGAGTAAATAAAGCAGCAATCTCACCTGCACCGGTAAAGGCTGCAGCCTCTGGTGGCTACTCGCCTAACTCTGCTGGCGTAAACCTCATCGGCCAGTACTACACCTACATTGAAGGCCCAGCACGCAACAGGGCTATGAGCGTGGCAACCATTTCACGCGCACGTGATCTTATGGCCTCGGTCATTTCTTGTATGCCTCTCAAGATGTATAACGAAATGTGGAACGGTGATGAAATGGAGCAAGTAAACATTGCCCCACGCACCTGGCTACGCCAACCTGACCCAAGCGTGACCTACCCATTCCTTATGGCGTGGACATTTGACGACCTGTTCTTTTATGGCCGTGCATTTTGGTACATCACAGCACGCACCCAAGACGGATACCCCACAGCTTTTACACGCCTACCAGCAGGCTCTGTCACCACCCAAGACCAAGCAGGGCCAGTGTGGTTTGCCCCATCTAAAGAGGTTTACTTTCAAGGCAACATGATTGACCCTAAAGACTTGGTGCAATTCTTGAGCCCCATTCAAGGCATTGTTTACATGTCTGAACAGACCGTAGCCACAGCAATCAAACTCGAAGCTGCGCGATATCGCAATGCAGAAAGTTCAATACCTGCTGGTGTTTTGAAGCAAACAGGTGGTGAGCCTTTGAGCGCCAGCGAGCTCGCTGATCTAGCGTCAGCGTTCAACGCTGCACGCGCCACCAATCAGACAGCTGCACTGAACGAGTTTTTGAGCTACACCGAGACAACAGCAACCCCCGACAAAATGCTCCTAATTGATGCAGCCAACTACCAAGCGCTTGAATGTGCACGCCTCACAAATGTGCCCCCATACCTTGTGGGAGTCAGCACTGGCTCCTACTCCTATCAATCATCTGAGCAGGCCAGAGCCGACCTTTACATCTTTGGTGTCAAGGCCTACGCCGATTGCATTGCAGCAACTTTGAGCCAAAACAATGTTTTGCCTCGTGGAACTTATGTAAAGTTTGATACAGATGAGTACCTTGTTGAGAATTACGCAGCAGACAAAATGGACAGCCCCGACATGCCCCAAGAAAACACCCAAGAGGAATTAGCATGATCAGGTTCAACGCCACAGCAATAAGCATCGATGCAGCAGCAGCCGATGGCACCCCACGCAGAACCATCACCGGTATCGCAGCGCCATACAACGTGGTAGCCACAGTCAATGATGGCACTGAGGTCATGTTCGCCCCTGGCTCACTACCTGTAGATGGCAAAAACCCAAAGCTGTACATGTACCACGACAGCACCCAAGCCATTGGCATTGTCACGGCACGCGAGGACACCCCAGATGGCATGCTTTTTACAGCAAAAATCAGCACCACAGCGTTAGGTGATGAAGCACTTGTTTTAGCAGCCGATGGCGTGCTCGACTCAGTAAGCGTTGGCGTAAATCCAACCGAGTTTGAGATTGACCAAAACGGCGTGATGATCGTGACTGCAGCAAACTGGTTAGAGCTGTCATTAGTGCCACAGCCAGCCTTTGCAGGTGCTACCATCACAGATGTTGCAGCGAGTATCCCCACATCAGATGAGGAAATGAGCGATAATACAAAAGAGGAAGCCGACACTCCTGAACCCCTAGAGCCACAGGAGAATCCAGTGTCAGAAACACCAGCCCCAGAAGTCATCGAAGCATCAACAGTTTTTGCTCAACCAAAGCGCAGTTTTGTTATGCCAACTCCAGCCGAATATCTTGCAGCAATGCACGCAGGTGGAGATACTTTTCGCAATGTAAACGCTGCATACAAGGACGCAGTACGCAACCAGCAGACAGCGCTCCAAGCAGCTGCAGGTGACGTACTTACAACCGACACGCCAGGTTTGTTGCCAGTGCCGGTACTTGGGCCATTGTTCCAAGACCTCAACTTTGTACGCCCAGTTGTTTCAGCTTTTGGTGCACGCGCCATGCCAAATACGCCATCTAAGACGTTCGTGCGCCCAACAATCACTACGCACACCAGTGCAGCAACACAGACCGAAAACGCTGCAGTTTCTGCAACCACAATGGTCATTGCTTCAAACACGGTTACAAAAACCACAGTCGCAGGCCAGGTCACTTTGTCAGTACAAGACATTGACTTCACCGATCCTGCAGCACTCAACCTTGTACTCAATGACCTCGCTGGTGAGTACCTCATCGCAACAGACAACATTGCAGCCGACAACCTTGTTTCTGGTAAAACAGCATCAGGCTCAACATGGACTGTCACAGCTGACAACCCAACATCACTGATCAACGCTTTGTATGACGCAGCGCGCGAAATTACTGAGGACAGCAACTACTTCCCAACCCACTTGTGCGTAAGCCCAGATGTATGGGAAAAATTGGGCGCTCAGCTTGACGGTTCAAAGCGTCCAATCTTGGGTTACACCACAAACGGTGTTATCGGACAGAACAGCATTGGCCGCGTAGGTGGCCTTGCTTACACCGGTATGGACGTTATGGGCCTTCAACTTGTTGTTGATAACAACTTCGCATCGGGCACCATGCTTGTTGTGTACGCACCAGGCTTTGAAATCTACGAACAGCAGCGTGGCCTTATGTCAGTAGAAAACCCAAGCACATTGGGACGCACATTCTCCTACTACGGCTACTTCGCTACTTTCGTAGCCAAATCGAGCTTTATCCAGGGCATCGTAATCGCCTAACCCGAAAGGCGATAGCCAATCATGGCTACATACTCAGTCATCTTTCATCAGCGTTTAGATAATTACGGCGTTGTACAAACACTTGAGGCAACCGACATTGCCATCGGTGAAAGCATTACCATCACTGGTTTAGGTCACGGCCTCAACGGCACACACACTGTTTACGCGTTGCCTCAGTACTTGTACACAGGCACAGACTCTGAAGGTGATCTGCTACTCAACCCTGATGTGCCGATACCTAACCAGGTTATGTTTTACGATGCCGATGATGATCTAGAACGCTCTGCAGCAATCCCACCAGGCACTCTTACATACACGCAAACCTGCACTTGGGTGACCAGCGCACAAGTGCAGTTATGGCTTGGCCTTACCAGCCCTAGTGCTGATGAGACAACCTTTTTGGCACAGTGCGTGTCTGCCGGTAACCAGGTCGCCTATCGGCGTAGGCAAGAGGCATCGTATTTTGACAGCCTCTCCACTAGCCCATCTGGTGATGTAACCCTCGGCACGATCATGTTGGCTGGCGCGTATTTCCGTCAGCGTGGCAGCATCGATCAGTTTGCAAGCTTTGACGCTATGGGCCAAGCAATCACCACCAATGCGTTTACACCGATGGTGAAACAGTTGCTAGGTATTGATAGGCCTGCTGTTGCGTAATGGCTTATACAGACCTGTTCAATGAGGCCATAGACGACCTAGCCGCCACCCTTGCCACCATCAGTGGCTTGCGAGTAGTGACAGACCCTCGAAACCTCAACAGCAACTGCTGCTTTATTGATGCCCCAACCTTTGAGGCTTTCAACAACAAAATCGTCACGATGCGTTTCCCTGTGCGCGTCATCGGTATAGGCCCAGGCAACCTAGACACGCTTAGACCATTGCTCGCAATCGCAGCTGCGCTACTTGACAAGAATGTTGCAGTGACCGATGGCAGGCCAGGGCTGGCCAGTATCGGTGGGCAAGAGTTCCCTGCCTATGATCTACAAATCTCTTTGCAGGCTGCATACCTATAATGCTCACCTGCCCTAGTAAAATCTGACATAATAAAAGCATCACTGGTGGCCGACAACACCTAACACCAAAGGACTGAAAATGGCCACCAGCAC